GTGATGAGGGTTGGGGAGATGGTGAGTCTGAGACTATCTATGCCCTTGCATTTAGTGTTGTTGTTGATGGTGTCAATGCACTGCCTGCAGAATTAAAGATGCAGATAGGCAACCCCAGCACATGTGACATCGATGCCGAGCAGGCTGACATGATTATTCAATTCGGATTATTTGGAGAACAGGTTTATGGATAAACAAAAAATGATAGATGAGTGGGACGAGATTGCCTCCTCCTTAGCTCCAGAAAACCTGCATGAGGATGGCGAGATTAGCCAAGCCAAAGCCAACCAGAAATTTATGGAAATTCATAAAGAGGCAAAAGCCCTGTTTCAAGAGATGCCCTGCCCTCAGGATATCATTGATAGGTGTGACGATGACCTCTCTATGTATGCTGAACAGAAAGAAAAGTATCACCCAGATATTTTCTCTGTAAAGGATTTAAAAAACCGTCTTGCCCAAGTTGGTCTGCCGTTTGAAGAAGTTGACAGCGGTTCAGACGGTGTAATTTGTTTATGTTTTGCAACAGACGATGAGGATTATAATGGATAAAGAATACAACATCAAAATAGACGCAAGATTTTTCTGCGATAAGAACTTTGTAATTGATGCGCCTAATGAGGAGACTGCAAGGTTTAGGGTTATGGAACTCTTGAACAATGAGTACCGTAATCCAATGATTAATAGGTTTGTGGACATGATTGAGGACCATGATGATGTGGGAGTTTGGACCTACGGCACAGGTCCGTCCTTCGATATTGTTCATTGTGAGGAACAAGAGGAGGAGGACGTTACATTCGACAGCATTGATTTAGAATTGGCCTGCCTGATTGATGACCCACATGCTTACTGGCAGGCAGAAGTTGAGAAAATTAGAGCCAGCTTGTGGGCATTACAAAAGAAGATGGGAGTATAGTTATGCCTAGAGTATACATAGAATGGGACTGGCCCGAAGCGTTTGACAAGTTCGGGTTCGGGGACGGCGATAGCTGGAACGGTACGCATGAGGTTGAGGGCGAGATTGAAAAGCTTGGCTATACCTGCGAGACTGATAGCTGGGGTTGTCATAACTACATGATACTGGACATCAAGAAGGACGGGAAGTCTATCCTGTTTCCAGAAGACAAAGAACATGGGAACAATCTGGATGACTGGTTGCCTGAGATAGAACAAAGGATCAAGGACCGAGGTGCTGCGGACAGGACACCAGAACCACTGGGCTATGAAGATCCACTGCGGTATCTACCGGATGATATCATTGAACATCTGGACAAGGTTTTTGATTATGAATGGGAGGAAGGGTACTATGCTTAGAAGAACATGGGAACTGGTGATGAACAGCGATAAGAATCCGCTGAAGCATATACCGGACAACAATACAAGGCATTTGGTAATGCAGTTATTGGCTTGGATGTGGTGTATTATATTTTCTTTATACCTCGGGAGCATCACGGCTTTTGGTATTAGCGCATCGATACACGCGCTGTTGATTGCTGGGGTATTTATAACATTGGGTGTGTTTGAAACAGCCAAGCGCAGGCCGAGCTATTTCGGTGGATTGGGTAGAGGTAACGGAGGTGAGCATGAATGAAGAACTGCCACTTGACCATGAGCCTAGTTTAGACCATTGGGCTAAGTGTATTGCTGATGATGATATAGCTACAGGCTGTGAGACAAATTGGGACTATGCTTACGAACAGGCGTGGCATCAGCTTGACGCTGAATACAATTATAATTACGAACATCAATGGAGATAAACATGACTAAGCTAAAGACTTCGACTGCGTACAAGTCAAAGGCAACGAACTACGAAGTCACTATCATTGCAGAATATACACGGGTATTGAACGTGGTTGCTGTCGATGAGGAAGAGGCGAAGGAAATAGCAGAGAACAGGACACGCGCTAAGACTGCTGTCATGACTAGGCTTGGGTACAGTATCGGTGACGTTGAAGCTATCGATGCACAGGAAAAAGAATTTATAGGATTGAATTATGGATACAGAAGCAGAGCGCAAAAGCGAAAAGGCACAAGTCCTAATACAGGAGTTGATGATAGCCTTTGAGAAGATGGAGTTGGACCCTGATTTCGCGGCTTATATACTGGTGTCCGCAGGTTGTGGGCTGGCTGTTTCTGCGAACAGAGACTCTTCGGTTGTTGCTACTCAGTTGATAGCATCAGCCATGATTATGGCTAACAAGCAAGTTCTTATGACTGATGTTGAGGACCCAGAGGAAGAAGAAGAGGAGGACTACAACTATGACTGCAACACAAAACACTAATGTGGGGGACGGGTCTATGCAAAAGCGGTTGGACGCAGGCCGTTGTCCTAGATGTGACTCCGTTCTTAACCTACACATGGCTGATGGCATGGTTAGGTGCGGCATCTGTAAATTACAAATAGTTGACGGTATCTCTCTTGCTGGTACTGTAGAAGATAAGGAGACTGACATGCATGAAACACATTTAATACCTGACGTAAAAGACATCTGCGATTCTGACCAGAAGATGGAGTGGTCCGAGGCTGTTAATATTGTGGAACAAGTGATAGAACAATGGCTAATGGACCCAGAGCCTGTAGACGAGGCAAAGGAAAATGAAGTGAGGTCAGCATGGCAGAGAATTTTGGCGGGATGAACAGACTGATTAGGGTTCTTGAAGAAGAACATGTAGAGCTAGAGTCAGCAGGTATGTTTGATGAGGCCGACCACCTAATGCAGAGAATTATAACTTATCGTGACATGAGAGCACGGGCACACAAGGTAGCGGCGGATCTAAATAATGACTGATGATAATGTAGTATACCTAAACAACAAACTTAAACTGTCCGTGGACCCAGTTCCGGCAGTCTGCGAGGTGGCAGGCAAGATACTGAGTGATGTTGTTATAGTTGGTGAGGCAGAGGATGGGACTATCAAGATGATAACTACCCAGCCTGATGCCGCTGAGATACTATACTATCTGGAGACTGCTAGATATTCACTAATGTCTGGAGATATGGATGAAGACTAGGTTTAAAGGGTATGACTTACTATCTGTCTGTGAACTTTACGAAGAGGGAAAGATAAATCTTTGGGAAGCTACAAAACAGATAACAGAAATGTCTCCGTTGGATGAGGAGTATGTAGTTAAAATGCTACATGAGTTTCAGAGGGACAATGTAATTAACTTTCCGACTGGATAGGAAGGATGTGGGGCAAATGTTTAAGTACAAGACTACGCCATACGCGCACCAAGAAGTTGCGTTACAGAAGTCGTATGACAAAAAGAATTACGGATACTTTATGGAGATGGGCTGTGGAAAATCCAAGGTTCTTATCGATAATATCACTTGGCTCTATGAGAATAAGAAGATTGACACCGCTGTTGTCGTTGCACCCAAAGGTGTGTACCGCAACTGGGAGGTATCAGAAATACCAACTCACCTTCCAGAGGACATTGAACACGAGGTCTATGTTTGGAATCCAAACCCAAAGAAGAATCAGCGGGAGCATTTATCCGCAGGGGTTAGTCAGCGTGACAAGCTCCGCATCTTGCTGGTCAATGTTGAAGGGTTCGCAACAGCCAAGGTTAAGAAATACTTGGATCTATTTACACAAGGTTCGGCTTACCTACTTGCAGTTGATGAGAGCACAACTATTAAAAACCCGAAGGCCAAGCGGACTAAGGCTCTGGTTGGACTTGGTCAAACAGCCGCGTACAAGCGTATTCTTACCGGATCGCCCGTTACTAAATCGCCTATGGATCTCTACGCGCAATGCGGATTCATGGACAAGGAGTTGCTTGGCTTCGACAGCTACTACTCCTTCCAGGGGAGGTACGCTATCACACGCACTCAGCGCATGGGTTCGCACAGCTTTCAGCAGATTGTGGGGTACAGAAACCTCGACGAACTATCGACAAGGCTAAACTATTTCACTTACCGCGTGACAAAAGAAGATGCACTAGACTTACCTGACAAGATTTATACTATCCGTGAGGTGAGTTTATCAAAAGAACAGTTGCAGTATTATAGTTCATTAAAGAGTGCTGCGATTGCTTTGCTTGATGAAGGCCAGCTAGTGTCTGCCCCTGCCGTGATGACACAACTACTGCGACTGCAACAGGTACTGTGTGGTCACATCATGACAGATGATGGTGAGCTAGTAGAGTTTCCGACTCGTCGTATCGATGCCCTTTTGGACACAGTGCAGGAGATGTCCGGCAAGGTAATCATCTGGTCACGGTTCCGCTATGACATCAAGAAGATTGAGGCTGAGTTAGCCAAGGTTCATGGTCCGAGTTCCGTGGTCACATATTATGGGGACACCAGTGATGATGACAGGCAGACAGCAGTCAGAAGATTTCAGTTCGAGGATGCTAGGTTCTTTGTAGCTAACCCACAGACAGCAGGCTATGGCCTGACACTAACGGCGGCGACTAATGTAATCTACTATGCCAATGATTTTAATCTTGAGACGAGGGTTCAGTCTGAGGATCGGGCGCATCGAATAGGCCAGAAGCATTCGGTGACCTATGTGGATTTGGTATCGAAGGGGACAGTTGATGTTCATATAGTGAAGTCTCTTCGGGATAAGATCGACTTGTCCGCGAAGACCCTTGGAGAAGAAGCTCGTCAATGGTTGGAACTGGACCCCCGGAAAAGTGACGATTAGATGTCTGTTGTTCTGCATACTTGGCGGCATTATTATTTGGATTGCGTGATAGCTGGTGTGGATACAAAGCACAGATGTTTTCTTCGAGGTCTACATATAACAGGCGAACGCCCAGCTTTAGCTGGTTGGGCTTTAACATTCGAGAGATTATAGACCCATTCTTTCTGCGGCCTACAGTCTTTACGTCAAACAAAAAAAGCTCCCCGTTGGGAGCCAGTGCAATCAAATCTATCGGGCCTTGCTCGATGAAAGGGGAGTAGACATAGCAGTCTTGGGACACTAACCAAGCGGCGGCGATGAGTTCAGATCTTTTACCATCACGAATCTGATGTGCTGGTCTCATTTTTTACTTGACCCCCTTGTACTACATGAGATATTTTATACACCGTAACACACTAATAATGAAGGAACAACTCGTGGACACTACTAAATGGAAATCTATAGCTGTATCGATAGATGTATACAATATGCTTCGTAAGGAAGCAGAGAAGAATGACAGAAGTGTTAGCAAGCAGTTGGCTCACATTGTTAAAAAGAACGTGGCTGAAAAAGCTGCTTGACATACCTCTGGGGAGTGGGTTTATACTCTCCATCACGCCCGAAGGGGATAAACTTTAACGTAGAAAGTACAGGAGATTGTACGATGAGCGATGTGTTTTCGCTATTTGATGAGGAAGTCGATGCCTCTAAGTTCGACAAAGTCAGCGATGAGAAAGGCAGTACTCTGTCTACTCTTATCCGTCAATCAATGGAGGTTGACCAGAAGATTGCAGAAGCAGAGCAATATCTGAAAGACCTTAAATTCCAGAAACGAAAAGTAAATGAGGAAGACATTCCGAACCTGATGCAGGAGATGGGTATGGATTCTGTGACAGTCGATGGCAACAAGGTTGCTTTACGACAGTTCGTTCATGCGCGTATTGCTGATGACAAAAAGCAGGAAGCGTTTACTTGGCTTCGTTCTATTGGCGAGGGTGACATCATTAAGAACGATGTGACAGTCTCGTTTAAATCTGGTGAAGACAACATGGCAGGGGATGTCGTTGAGGATCTCCGCAGTAAGGGTCTGGAGCCAGCACAGAAGACTCATGTTCATGCACAGACGCTGAAGGCATGGGTAAAGAACCGCATTGAAAGCGGCAAAGAAATCGACTTCGACACGTTCGGTGTTTACGTCGGAACTGAAGCTACAATTAAGAGGAGTTAGAGATGAGTGTTGCTAGTTTTACAGCAGATGAAGAGCTAGAAGTGTTTGGAGGTAAGTGCCTCTATGATGTCGCAGTTCAGCTTAAAGTAACAGTAGATTTTTCTGAGACTGGAATGGATTGGAAAGATGCACTACGAGAAGAGGTTCGGAAACAAATGATAGAGTATGTGAGTGAAGACCACTTTGGCTTCGACTTCGACGGACCGTTTTCAGCAGAGGAGGAAAATTAAAATGGCTGAAGCAGTAGCAAAAAAAGAAAGCACAGCAGTTGCTAATATAATGGATGACCTGTACGAAGCAGCGGGTCAGGGTATGGAAACCATTGGTGCGGAGGATATGCAGATACCGTTTCTGCGTCTGCTCCAGCCTCTGTCCCCACAGTTAATCAAGACTGACGCGAAGTTTATTAAAGGCGCATCCGCTGGCGATATCTTCAACACAGTTACAGGTGGGTTCTGGGATGCCGAAGACGGTGTGAATGTACTGATGTGTGCGTACACCACAAAGTTTCTGGAGTTTCAGCTTCGTGAAACAGGCGGTGGTTTTATGGGTGAGTTGGATGCAAACAATCCAGACATCCGTAAGACTCAGCGTGTCGGCGCAAACGAACTATTGCCGAACGGTAATGAGTTGGTACGTTCCGCTCAGTTCCTTGTGCTTGCGTATGACGAGAACGGCATGACTACTCAGATGATCTGTGACATGAAAAAGACACAGATGAAAGTAGCGAAGCAGTGGAACACACGTCGTGCGGGTCTGAAGATTATGCACCCGACCAAGGGCTTGTTCAATCCACCAATGTGGGCTGTGCCGTGGAAGCTTACGTCCACCCAGGAATCCAATGACAAAGGTTCGTGGTTCAATTATCAAGTTCAGCAGTTAGAGATGGAGTCCGTGCCGATGCCAGCGTTGCAAGAAGCGCGTGACTTGTACACCTCCTACAGAGCGGGTGAGATTAAGATGAGTAGTGGGGAAGAAAGTCAGACTGAAACAGTCACGACTGACGATACCGACATACCATTTTAACCAGTTGGGGGGCAGGGAAAGTGCTAACTATTGCCGTTCCCTAACATCCCTGCCCTCTTTTCTCTCTTGCCCGGAGTAAGTTATGAACCAAGCTGAACGGTTCATGGCAGCGTTTGAAGGCTTCAGCGCCGCACATGGACAGACACAAATATCAGATGAAAGACGAGCCGGAAAGCAAAAGGCTAAGTCTTTTATCGTTCGTAAACCTCTCACTATAGAATTAATTGTATCTCATCTCGAAGGTAAAAGCGGGGTGGGTTCTATCCCAATTAACGAAGAGAATAAGTGTAGGTTCGGGGCACTGGACATAGACCAGTATCCGTTAGACCTTGTTGCTCTGGATAAGAAGCTACAAGACCTTGAGATACCTTGTGTGACCTGCCGCTCTAAGTCTGGTGGCGCGCACATATTCTTTTTCTTTACAGAGTATATGAGTGCAGGAGTCTTCCGTGACAAAGCATCTGAGGTTGCATCGTATCTGGGGTACGGTGGCTGTGAGATATTCCCAAAGCAAGAAGAGATTCTTGTCGAGCGTGGTGATGTTGGCAACTTTATCAACCTTCCGTACTTTGATTCGGAACAGACGATGCGCTATGCACTTCTCGCTAACGGCGAAGAAGCAGACTTAACAGAGTTTCTAGATCTAGTCGAAGAACGTAGGATAACTCCCAAAGCTTTTACAGACCTAACATTCGGTGAGCCTGTCGATGAGTTTGCAGACTGGTCACCATGCCTGTCATGCATGTTCGCACAAGGTATACCCGAAGGCACCCGCAACACTGTAATGTTTGCGGCGGCGGTAGGCTGTAAGAAAGAACAACCAGAGAAGTGGAAAGAACGCCTTGAAGAAATCAACAACAAGTATGCTTCACCACCTTTGCCAGCTTCTGAGATCGTTGTCATACAGTCTCAGCACGAGAAGAAAGAGTATGGATTTCCGTGTGATCAGGAACCGCTAAAGTCTTTCTGCAACAAGAGCCTGTGTAAGACAAAGAAGTTTGGTATTGGTAGCCATGTTGCTCATGTAGACATAACAGGTTTGTGTGTTGTCAAGTCAGAGCCTCCCGTTTGGTTCTGTGATGTGGCTGGTCAACGGGTTGAACTTACAACTGATGACTTACAAACACCGCAGAAGTTCCAAAAGGCTTGCATGGAACAGATACATGTGATGCCGCCACTGCAGAAGGTAGGCGACTGGCAAGAGCTTGTTGGCGTAATGATGCAGGACATGAGTGAGATAGAGGTGCCAGAAGAACTAACATACAAGGGTCAGTTCATGGACCTTCTTGAGTCTTACTGTGATGGCAGGGTACAGGCTCAGTCAGCAGAAGAGATATCTATTGGCAAGCCGTTTACTGACGAAGAAGAGGGTCTTACATATTTTAAGCTTGAGTCTTTGATTAAGTTCCTGCGAGGTCATAAGTTTGACAGCTATAGCCGAGGTCAGATACAGGAGCGGTTGAAAGAACTTAATGGCAGTAATGTAGCTAATGGTAAGAAGAGATTTGAGACAACATCTGGAACAAGAAAAGAGATGCGTGTCTGGTGGGTTCCATCCTTCAGTTCCGAGGTCCAAGTTCCGGGTATCGAGATTGAAAGTGAGGTGCCGTTCTAATGCAGACAACTATCTTCGGTCCCCCAGGAACGGGCAAAACAACAACGCTTATTAATATTGTTAAGCAGGAGCTTGATAAGGGGACTAAGCCTGAGAACATTGCGTTCGTATCCTTCAGCCGTAAGGCGGCGGAGGAAGCGCGTGACCGTTCAGCGGCGGCTCTAAACATGGGCTCGGACCAGATGGTATGGTTCCGCACTTTACATAGCTTCGCGTTTCAGAACTTAGGTCTTAGCAGTAAGCAGGTTTTAAAAGGAACAGATTTCACACAGTTGGGAAAGGCGTTGGGGTTAGAGTTCACATCTAATTCTTCTAACACTATGGCTGATGGCAACTTGTTTAGCCCCGGCAAAGGAGGAGATGCTTACCTATCCTTGATACAGTTAGCACGGGTTCGAGGCGTCAGTCTTGAGCAGCAGTTCAGCGATGCTAACGACAGAAGGCTTTACTTTCAGCAGTTGAAGGTAGTGAACAAAGCACTGTTCGACTACAAGAAAGATACGGGTAAGCTAGACTTTGTAGATATGATTGAGAGGTTCATAGACGAGGGGGATTCCCCCTTGCTTGATGTGCTTATTGTTGATGAGGCACAGGACCTAGCACCTATGCAATGGAAAATGATACACGATGTAATGAAGCCACGGGCCAAGCGGGTTTACTTTGCTGGCGATGATGACCAGTGTATCTATTCTTGGATGGGTGTGGATGTGAAGGACTTCCTTAACGCATCAGATAATAAAACAATTCTGCATAAATCATATCGTCTTCCTAGAAATATTTATAACGTCGCGGACAGTATGGTAAGTCAACTAGGTACACGGCAGGAAAAGATATGGATGCCGAAAGAGGAGTCTGGAGTTGTAGTTTGGCACCATGATATGCTTGGGTTAGACCTAACCAATGGCGAGTGGCTAATCCTTGCTCGAACAAATTACATCGCTAACAAGATTGCAACAGATCTCAAGGAACAGGGGTACCTGTTCTGGCGTGAAGGTTCTGGTTGGTCTATCTCACCGAATGTATTAACTGGAATTGAGGTTTGGCTAAAGCTATGCAAAGGAACACATCTTTCTGCGACGGAACTGAAGACGTTATCTACATTATTAAAATCGGATATCGTGACCAAAACTGGAAGACGGAAGCTTGCCACGCTCGACAGCGAACTAACTTACAATCTCGAAAGCATAAGAGAGAACTTTACTACGAACGTCTCCGTCGAGATGCCGTGGTACGATGTGCTGAAAGTTTCAGAGAGGGAGAGAATATATATTTCCTCAGTGAGACGGATGGGCGAGAAGATCCTAACGAACAAGCCGAGGATCAAGATATCGACGATCCACAAAGCAAAGGGTGGCGAAGCGGATAACGTCGCCCTACTACTAGACTCCTCCAAGCCATGTGCTGAAAGCCCTGATCAGGACTCCGAGATACGGACGTTCTACGTCGGGGCTACTCGTGCCAAGAAAGCACTGCACATTATCGAATCACAATCAATGTATGGATTTAAAATATGAAAGACCGACAGCACTTTATCGACACCGCCGCAGAGTTAATCAATGGGCCGAGGGCCAAGGATTACGGGCCGGCTAAGTTTAACCATGAGCGTATCGCTACTATATGGAGCGTCATACTTAACAGAGCGGTGACTGCAGAACAGGTAGCGGCCTGCATGATTGGTGTTAAACTGGCTCGTCTGGCAGAGGATATTACCAAAG